CTGGCACTGGTAACAGTAGAAAGATATTTGGCACAGTTATTAAAATTGTAAAAGATTATATCAGAAAATCTAATCCAGGGATAATAGCATTCAGTGCTGATAATAGCGAACCAAGCAGAGTAAGACTTTACAAGATGCTTGCCTCTCAAGCAAATAAAGAATTACCTAACTATAATTTTACCGACGCATTTAGTAACGGTGGACTCACAACGTACTATCTTACAAGAGATGGTGCTAAAATTCCAACATCAACTAAATTAAAAGCCAAAGCAGGCAAAGCATTAGACAAAGTATTTAATTCACAACAACCTAAATTGCCTGGTAGACTATTCACTGTATTAAGTGAAATAGCAGATAGTCCGTATGATTTCGTTCGAAATGTAAAGACCCCTGATAAGAGAGCGTATCGCTTTCAAACTGATGCAGGATTAATGTACAGAGTACAGGTGTTCAATCGCAGAAAAGACGATGCTAACAAATTAGAAATACATTTTGATTTAACTGATATGAAAACCGGTAAGCCAGAGTCAGGCGTGACCGGCACAGGTGATGCTGTTCGTGTGTTTAGCACAGTTGCTAGTATTTTACAAAAAGAAGTAGCTGATCAAGATCCCACAGGTGTTATTATCGCTAGTAAAGCAGATGATGAGAGTAGAGTAAAACTTTATAGAACACTAGCACGTCGAGCAACAAAGCTGATGCCTGGTTATGAAGTAGCTAGAGAACGACAAGTTACCGGCGGTGACGGCAATCCATATCTAACCATCGAGCTAGCAAAGAAATGAAAATAGTTGAAGTAGTAACACCTATTATCGCCTATCACGGCACAGTAGATAGTATTACACAGTTTCGTCCATTGACTCATTTTGGCACCGAAAAGGCTGCTAGAGACCGTATGGACTACAAGAAGAATGCAAACGGTAAAATCTACAAAGTTCAGTTGAATATTCACAATCCGTTTACTATCAAAGACTTTGCCGGCAATCATTATGATAGAGTGTATGCGTTTGACTTGCGAGATAAGAAAAAGATTTCGCAAGAAGAAATGGAAAAGATTACAATGCTACAAGATCCTGCACAACTTCGTGCAGCACTACTAGCTAAAGTTAAAGAGCTGGGTTATGACGGCTTTGTTTACAAAAATCGTTACGAAGACAAGGGCAACATCAGCTATGTTATTTTAGACCCAAGTCAAGTAAAAGTACTAGAGGTAATTCCAGTTGGCGAAACTGTTAGCGAAGATAGAGTCGACGAACTTAACGTTTCACAAACGCTGCAATTCATTAAACACGCACACGGCGATCAGCTTTATGGTGAACTGCCGTATTGGACTCATCCGAGAGCAGTTGCGCTAACAGGTCGAAAGATATTCGGCAGTCGGTTTACAAGTGATGCAGTCAAAACAGCATTCTTGCATGATGTAGTTGAAGATACATATGTTGGACTAGATGAACTGAGTAAGTTAGACTTTGATCCGAAGGTTATTGAAGCAGTTGCTCTGCTCACCAAAGACAAGTCGATGACTTATAAAGAGAACATTGAGAAGATTATCAACAGTGGTAACAAGTTAGCAATGATGGTCAAGTATGCAGACAACTACGAAAACTACACAGGTGACAAGTCGGGTTGGGAACAAGCTAAAGTAGATTCCAGTCAGAAGAAGTATTTGCGTAGTTTGAATATGCTAGGTAACTCATTAGGCGTACAGCATCACATTGAAGAAAACTTTGCAGACGGCAAGAAGCCTGGCCGCAAAGGACTAGCTAAACGTAGTGGTGTTGATTGCAGCAAGAGCGAAACAGAGCTACGTAAGATTGCTAAGAATAGCTCAGGCGAAAAGCAGCGTATGGCACACTGGTGCGCTAACATGAAGGGCGGAAAGAAATAGTGTCACACTTAACAGAAACAGGCTACAGTTACTTTGCACACTTGCGTAGAGCATGGGCAATAGCGTTTATTTGTTTAGTACATGGCTTATTTCCTAATATCTGGAAAACAACAGCTAGCGAATTACTTTGCGAGAACCAACATGAGAATAAATGAAATTATTAATGAAACTACATCAGGCGGTATAGCAGCAGTAATTCAGCCTTTGGGTGCTGTAATTAAACGCCCAAATCCCAGCATCTATAAGACTAAAAAGAAGCGGACTCCGAAAAAAGAAAGTATTGCCCCTAGCAGCAAGTAAATACTATTATGAAAGTCAACCGCACTAACAAAGTAGAACTGGCTGCAAGGCTAACAGATATCGCTAATAATGTAGCAAGAACTCCTGTGTTTGTTGTTCTTGCAAGAAACGGTGCATTTGATATACTTAACTACTACAGCAAAGACCCGGTGTTAGTTAATATTCCTAGCAAATCTTTAGCAGTATATGTGTGCGATTCTTTTAATAAAAGGAAATCATTTTCACCTTTTAGCAGTATGCAGCAGTATGTTAATACTTACGCAAAGCATTATTATGACTGCGAATTTTATAAAAATACCATTCGAAACACTAAAGATAGCTTTAAACGATCAGTTACGGTTACTAGACTAGATATCTCGATTGAGTATTTAAAACAAGCAGCATCATACATTCGCAAAAGTTGTTAATTAAAAATCTAAAAAGTGATAAATAACTGTAATTACTTAACCGTTAGCGAGAACAACTATGTTTTTAAAAGAATTCAACACAAGCCCAGCCACTAAGGTAGCCAAGATCAACAAGGTGCTACAGGAACAGTTTGGTATCACAGTAAAGACTAATTTCCCTTCTAAAAAGAAGTTGAAAAAAGTGCTTGAAAATACCAATATGGCACTAATCAAACTTCGCGGCACTAATAGAAAGTTTCAGTTAGACCCAGACTATGCTAAGTTCTTAGGCATCAAGGATGTTGTAGAAACTATGCTTGAAGAAGGTATGTATGCTAAGTCTCCTGTACACGAAGCTATGTGCGAGATGATCAGAGAAACAGTTCATAACCTAATGGACAGTGGTTATACAATGGACGAAGCTAGCAGCGAATGCATGAACCGTTATAGAATGGACGATCGTTTTGCATATGATGATGAATATGTGATGCCTATTGTTATTACCGCAGCTAAAGAATATATGGAGCAGTATAACATGGGAGAAGATCTAGCAGGCGGCGCAATGGGCGCTACTATTGGTAACACTATTACCGGTATGCCTCCCCACAATGAGTTAAGTTCAAAGAACGTAGCAGAGCAGGTTCTGCGTGTTCTTGCTAAAGAAGCAGGCGTAGACCTAGTTACTGCATCAAGCTATGAAGCAATTGAAGAAAAGTTGAATAGTTTTGCTAAGGTCAGTGGCAAGAGCCGTGATGCAGTAGTAGGCTTTTTAAACGGTCTAGACGAAGCTGCATTACTAGCTGGCATTCAAATGTTTGGTCGTAAGATTGGCGAAGCAAACTCATTTGTTGATGCACGCCGCAAAGCAATTGCAGCAGGCGAAAAAACATTTACAGTAGGCGGCAAAGAGTTTAAAGTAACTGGCGATACTTCAGACGAAAAGAAAGTAACCAAAGAAAGCATGTTCGATGATATCCTCAACGATATGATCAACGAAGAAGTTGATGTTGAACAAGCAGAAGTTGTAATGGCAGTTCGCGCTCTAGCTGACGATGTACAAGATCAAATTGAACGTATCGGTCGTATGATGAACGAAGACGTTCCAGCAATTGCTGATAAGATGCGCGGCGAAATGGGCGCACAAGCAGCACAGAGCTTTGTTGATAGTGTAAATGGTTTACTAGCTACTCACATAGAAGCAACTAAGAGTGTTAAGGCAGGACTTGACAGTGCAGTTGGATCGATGACTGGTGAAGAAATGGTCGGCGGCTTAGGCGACACTGGCGAACTAGGCACCGGCGGTTTAGCCGAACCAGATATGCCAGAAGAAGAACCTGCTATGGACTTTAACGAGCCAGCAGCAGCAGGCCCAGAGGATGAGCCTTTAGGTAGAGCAGAAGTATAAGATGTTAATTCGCGATATCGTTCTTAGAGAAGGGTACTACAGCGAATTAATTGTCGCTGTTCAAGACCTTATGTCTCGCTATATGTCTAAGGGCATTAAAGAAATTAACACCGAAAAATTTAAAAGTTTATTAGCAAAGCAAGGCTATGTTACATCAACAGATGAACTCATTCAAGCTGTTGACCAAAGCGGATTTGCTAGTAGCGTAGATGCAGAGAAGATTGTCCCGCAAGGTGAACTTCCTGCGGACATGAATACAGATGCAGAACAGACACGTGATGTAGGTGCTATGGCTGGCGATCAAGCCATGCAAGATATTAAGGCGGATCTGTAATGGCAAATATTTTTGTTACTGCTACACAAGCTAGATTGAATACTCGCAATAACAGTGTTATACATGCTGAAGTGCGTAGTATTGAAAATTCTGTGTTAAGCAATATTGATGCAGGTGTACTATACGCCAATGTATCTAGCGGTACAACAATGACAGATAGTAATGCTTACTATTTTGTATATAACGGTGTTACTAGCGATCCTACAAAGTTAGATCAAATTAACTATGTAAAGAACTATTTTGTTGACTTAGGTTACGGAGTAAATATTACAACAAACTCTACAACTAATACTACAATACAGTGGAACATCAGTTGGTAATCAAAGGGGTATCGATATGTTAGGAACATTATTTTGGATCGTAGTTGGCGCATTTATCGGATGGAACTTCCCACAACCACAATTCGCTAAAAATCTTCAAGCAAAATATTTGCAGAAGTACATCGATAAGGTAAACGCATTTTTACCATTTCTTAAGTAAACGGTGATTAATGGATTTGTGGTTTGGTGATAGTTGGGTAATTGGATCAGAAATAGGCATATCCGTGTTTAACAATGATTTTGATGAAAATCAATCATTAAAGCAACGAGCAGTAATGTTTGCTATTAAACGTAATGGAACGACAAAATACGATAAAGATGGCAGAAAATTAATAGTTTCAAGCTACAATAATTATGACTCCCTTAACTTTGATAGAAATATATTTCCAAATGTAGTAGACGGTTTTGACAATCCATTAAAAGCCTTTCCTGCTCATGTATCAAAATATAGAAACCAATCTTATATAAATTTTGCTATGAGCGGCTCTTCTATAGAATTTTCGTACCATCAGCTAGTTAAGTTTTGTTCAAAAAACGCCGCTGATTTGACCTCTAACAATGAAAAGCATACTGCATTTTTGTGTCTCACCTCACCAATAAGAGGTTTTGGGATAGATCATAGTACTAATGAACTCTATCATTGGAATAACACTAATCTAAAATCAACAGGTTATACAGCTATATACGATTCTATTATGGCTATAAATGGATTTTATACCACTTGTAAACTTTTTAATATCGAATGTTTTATAATACCAATTTTCCGTGATTTAGAAATACCGGACAACGAGGTCTTTAAAGAATTGATACTCTTTGAAACATCTATATTGTCATACATTTCTCTATTAGAACTAACGTTTAACGAAAAACTAGTACCTAACCCATCTAATGTTAATTTAGACTTTTCTAAAAAAGAATGGATCAAACCTAATTATTCTCACCCTAACGAAAAAGGTCATGAACAGTTAGCAAGTAAACTTATAGAACTTTTAGAAAATCGTTGACTACTTGATATAAGTATGTTATACTAAGGCATGCTTATAAACAAATACAACTATCCACAACTAAAACGATTACAAACACCAGCTGGCCGACAGTATGTAGGCGATGACGACTCACCTGTACCCAGCGTAACCACTATCCTTGATAGTACTGCTGACAAAACTCATCTTATTGCATGGAAGAAACGCATCGGTGAAGAAGAAGCTAATCGCCAAACCCAGCAAGCAGCAGGGCTAGGCACCAAAGTACACAATGCTCTAGAAAAATACATTCTAGGTGAAGAATGGGACAACTTTGGTACTAACCTGGTTAGTGTGTTGGCTGGCAGTATGAGCCGAGTGATGATTAATCAAGGGTTAGGCAAAGTTAACGAACTATGGGGTACAGAAGTAGGTCTCATTGCTCGAGGTTTGTATGCCGGTACTGCTGATGCGATTGGTATCTACGAAGGCGAAGATAGTGTTATTGACTTTAAGACAGCCAAGAAGCTGAAAAAGCGCGAATGGATCGAGGACTATTTCCTACAAGGCTGTGCATATGCACTAGCACACAATGAAATGTTTGGTACAAACATTCGAAAAGTAAGTATCTTAATGGTAGACAGAGAATCTAAATTCGGTGACTATGTTATTAAAGATGCCGAATTTGATCACTATTGCAGTCTATGGGCTGACCGGGTAGCACAATACTACAGCCGCTGAACACAAAGTGATAAATACTGTTAAGCGTTAGGAGACTTAACAGTGGCTGAAGATAACAACAAAGTAATTATTTCCCGTATTCAAAATCGTAGGGGTCTAAAGCAAGACCTTCCGCAACCTTTACGTCCTGGTGAACTTGGATTCGCTTATGACACCCGTCAGGTGTTTATTGGTGCTGATCCTAGTGACGCAATCAGTGGTGGTTATAATACGCAAAGTATTTTTGAAACTACAGTTGGTGCTAAGGATTTTACTTCTAGTATTGCTAACAATAACATTGTTGCTTTTACCGTTCCATTTAAAAAGTACGGAAAAGGCTTTTTTGATGGCATTACTAAAATAGTAAGCTATCTACCTAGCGCAAATACTACGTCAAGTTCAAACCTAAAGATATTTCCTTCAAACACACTAGTAAGTACAACTGCTGTACCTAGCGCAAATATCACATCAAACGTGATTACACTCTCGGCATCACCTAATGTGTTCATTACAGTAGGCGATATTGTTACTGGTTCAGCGGTTAACACCTTTATTACTGTAGAAGCAATTTCGGGTAATACTGTTACCCTTTCAAACAATGTTAGCGTAACAACAGCAAACACATTAACCTTTGTTCCTAACAATCTTGTAAATGCTGAAACAAATTTACCATTTAAAGCAGCAGACTTACTTGTTACTAAGAACGGAGTAAGGATTACTGGCGATAGCAGCAATACCACACCCGCAGCAGCGTATGAATATAGTTTTGCAGCCAACACATCAGCAGCAAATACTCACATTGTAACATTTAGAACAGCGCCGCTGGCTTCTGAAGAGGTTACAATATGCTACTACAGCAATACAGCAATTATTCAAGCTATCGAAGGTATTACTGTACAAAGTAATACTGCGTTAAACGGAAACATTTCCTTATATAATGTTGATGAAAACGCCTTCCCAAGTTTTTATACTGCATACAGTATTCCTGCATACCGACAAATTCCTAGAGAATTAATCACAGTAAGCTCTACAACTGGCACAGGCTTTATTGGTTTACAAAATAAACATATTGCTGTAAATGCAGACAGTGGAGAAATAGATTCACCAACCAGTCTCTCATTAGGTAATTTATTATTAAGCAGAAGTGACTGGAGTGCAAGCTCTAACGTTACACCCAACACTGCTAACATTGTATTCACAGTTGGAACTGTACCTACATATAATGTAGCTGGCCCTTATAATTATATCTATGTTGACAATACAGTAGGATATCTAAATGGTAAGGTGTTTCAAATCTCAGAATTTAGTAATGCAACACCTAGTGTAACGGTAGTGATGCCTGCAAATGCGTTTAGCATAGCAAGATCAGTTACAGCTAATGCCGCAGGAACAGGAGCCAATACTACTGTTACTCTTACTGGTAATGTTGAGGGCGTAAGCCAAAGTGCAAATATTTTAATTGTTGATGGTAGTAATACTAGTGGACTATCGGGTACAGTAGTTGTAGTAGCAAATGACCCTGCAACAGGTGTAATTACTTTTAATACAGGCGCCTCACCATTTTTATCAAACGCAAATGTTCAGTATATTAACTACGGCAACGATGTTACTGGTAACTCTAGAGTTCAAGTTTTTAGTACACTACACGGATATAGTAGTGTTGATCAGGCAAACGTTACATCTTCTAATACTTCAGCAATTGCTAATGCCACATTTAGTGTGCTGGCACCTGTTACTCAGAACACTTTCTTTATAGATCCAACTGCTCCAGCAACAGGAAATATAACCGGTTTGCTTTCGCCTAATCTAAATCCTAGCACAGTTAATGTGACTCCTGTTAGAAGTATTGATCTAAGCGGTAACACTACACTAGCAGAAATTTCTTCTACTGTAAACGACATTGATGATTGGCCGTTCTTAGGTATTATTCCTGATAGCGAAAATAAAATTTATATTACACACAAACCTGAATATACTAGTGTAGGGTTGGACTTCCGACTACACGAAGATTACAATCAACCTACTCTCAGTGAGCTTTCCTTAACTGCCAGTGAATATACTAGAGACGACACAGTTAAAGCTAAATTAGAAAAATGGATGAACAGTTGTTTGGAAAGCGATTTAGTTGATTTATTCTCTACTGCTGGTGTAGGTGTTAAGTACGCTGCTAACTCAACCCTAACAAGATCTGTAGGCCAGTATCAAGCAGCAATAAATAACACCTATGACGAAATTGATTTTTCTAGCAGAGAAGAAGCACGAGACTTTAACAAACTTGTAAACACTATCTTCTTTGAGCGACCAGATCCTGACAATGAAAATATTAAAGGATTGGTAAATTTAAAAACAAATATTGAATTACAAACTCGTTCCAGTGTTGCACTAGGTGACAGAACTGTATCGTACGCAGAATTAAACTCTGCAAGTATCCCATCCGGAGGCGGCAACATTAGCAGCTTAACACAAAGCGTTGATGTATACGATACGTATCAAATTGATTATAGTATTACTGAAGCAAGCTCTGTGATAGTTACGGGTGAAAACTATCAGCGAATTGGTACAATGTTTGTTTCCGGTAGAACTGAATTTAATGGCGGAAGCGGTGCAGTGCTATTCCAAGACGTGGCTAGCGAAATGATTGATACAGGTCTTTCCGGCAATGTAACATTTACTGCATCGCTAGTTGGAACCAATATCATTTTTAATGTAACCAATTCAGTGGGCCGCGAATTAGCAATGAAGTATCTTGTTAAACGTTGGAGTTCATTATAATTAGGAAATAATATGTTCACAAAGACACAGAGTAACTCTGAGCGATTAGCAGCTTGGAGAAAGTTCCGCCAAGAATTCCCTGCTAACGGAACAGCAGATGATGTAATAAATGCATTCTCTACAATTAAAATTGACCGCCGAATACTTGATTACTATACTCCAGAAAATTGGCCCGATCCATTTGAGATTGTAAGTGAGGGACACTTTTGTCAATCTGGGTTAACATTAGTCATTGCTAGTACTCTACTTAATCTCCAACTCATTAAACCCTCTGAATGCAGATTTGATGTGATAAGTAATCACATAACTGGAGCCGATGGTTTGGTATTTGTTTATAACGAGCGTGTCTATAATTTCCTGCAGGATTCTATAGTTAGCTTAGATTATTGCGAAAACAATTCTACTAAATTTTCTAGTCATATTATAGCTGTAGATAAATTTGGCTCTTGACAAGATAAGTACAATGCTATATAATACATATATACATTCTAGAAACAAAACTCATAATAACACGACAGGAAATATAGTAGATGTCCAAGCCTATTCTAATTGCAAAAAGAGACGGTAGTAAAGAAGAACTAAATTTAGATAAACTTCATAAGGTAGTGTTTCATGCCTGTGAGGGTATCAGTGGTGTAAGTCCTAGTGAAGTTGAGATTAAAAGCCATATTCAATTTTATAATGGCATCACAAGCAGCGATATTCAAGAAACATTGATCAAATCCGCTGCTGATCTTATCAGCGAAGAAACACCAAATTATCAGTATGTAGCTGGTAGACTAATTAACTACCATTTGCGTAAGCATGTATATGGTAGCTTCGATCCACCGCACTTGTTGAAAATTATCAAAAACAATATCAATAAAGGCTTCTACGATAAAGAAATTCTAGAGTTTTATACAGAAGATGAAATCAGCCAACTAAACGACTATATTAAGCATGAACGCGATAACATGCTTACTTATGCAGCTATGGAACAATTCCGTGGCAAGTATCTTGTACAAAATCGTTCAACAAATCAAATATTTGAAACGCCGCAGGTTGCTTACATAATGATTAGCGCAACACTGTTTAGCAAGTACCCAGTTGAGACCCGTTTACAGTACGTTAAAGATTATTACGATGCTATCAGTACGTTTGACATCAGCTTGCCTACTCCTGTTATGGCAGGTGTCCGTACTCCACAGCGTCAGTTCAGTAGTTGTGTTCTAATTGAAAGCGGCGATAGCCTAGACAGCATTAACGCAACATCTAGTGCAGTAGTTAAGTATGTAAGTCAGAAGGCTGGCATCGGCATTGGCGCAGGAAGCATTCGTGCTATTGGATCGCCTATTCGTAGCGGTGATGCTACGCACACTGGTGTTATTCCTTTCTACAAGCTATTCCAAGCAGCAGTCAAGAGCTGCTCGCAAGGCGGCGTCCGCGGCGGCGCAGCAACGCTATATTATCCCCTTTGGCATTTAGAAGTAGAAGATATCCTTGTACTAAAGAACAACAAGGGAACAGAAGATAACCGTGTACGCCACATGGACTACGGCGTACAGTTTAATAAGCTAATGTATGAGCGCCTGATCACGGGCGGTGACATTACACTGTTCTCACCGCATGATGTTCCTGAAATGTATGATGCGTTTTTTAATGATCAAGACAAGTTCCGTGATCTATACGAAACAGCAGAACGTAATACTCGCTTACGTAAAAAGACCGTAAAAGCAATTGATTTGTTTAGTGCATTTGTGCAAGAGCGCAAAGACACAGGTCGTATCTATCTAATGAATGTCGATCATGCAAATACTCACGGTTCATTTAAGGAAGATATCGCACCAATTAAGCAAAGTAATCTTTGCTGTGAAATCAACTTGCCCACAAAGCCACTTAATGATATCAACGATACCAACGGTGAAATCAGTCTTTGTACATTGAGCGCAATTAACTGGGGCAACATTAAGAATCCATCGGATTTCGAAAAGACATGTGAGTTAGCAGTACGTGCGCTAGATGAGTTACTTGATTATCAAAGCTATCCTGTTCTTGCCGCCGAACTAAGCACAATGAACCGTCGCCCACTAGGCATTGGTATTATCAACTTTGCTTATTGGTTAGCTAAGAATGACACTAACTATCAGGATCCAAATCTAGAACTTGTAGATGAATGGGCAGAAGCTTGGAGTTATTATCTCATTAAAGCAAGTGTAAAGCTAGCCAAGGAAAAGGGTGCATGTCTAAAGAGCAACGAAACTAAGTATGCAGACGGTGTAACACCAAACATGACTTACAAGCGTGAAGTTGATGAATTAGTCAAGCACAAAGAGCGCATGGACTGGAAAACTCTACGCAAGGATCTAACGCAATATGGTGTGCGTAACAGCACACTGATGGCACTTATGCCTGCAGAAACTTCTGCACAGATCAGTAACAGCACTAATGGCATTGAGCCACCACGTAGTTACGTTAGCATCAAGGGCAGCAAGCACGGGCAACTTAAGCAAGTAGTACCTGGTTATCCTCGCCTTAAGAACAAGTACGATCTATTGTGGAATCAAAAGAGCCCGGAAGGCTATTTGAAGATTTGTGCAGTGCTTCAGAAGTATATTGACCAAGGCATTAGTGTAAACACAAGCTATAATCCTCAACATTATGAGGATGAAAAGATTCCAATGAGTTTACTACTACAGCATATTGTAATGTTTTACAAGTATGGCGGCAAGCAGCTATATTACAACAACACTTTTGACGGACAAGGTGAAATGGATATTGAACAACCCTCTACACCTTTAGCAGACGATGCTGTTATTCAAGAAGACGACTGCGACAGTTGCAAAATTTAATTAAAAAGTTAGGGATACATTATGGCTACTTCTGTTTATAATTCTAAAAGTACAAAAGATCACACTCAGTCTAAGATGTTCCTGGATGCTGACGGCGGCGTCACTATGCAGCGTTATGACGTATTAAAATATCGCCAATTTGATAAACTTACTGAAAAGCAGTTGGGTTTCTTCTGGAGACCAGAAGAGGTTGATATTGTTCGTGACGCTAAGGATTTCAAAGACTTGACTGAGCATGAGCAGCATATCTTTACCAGTAATCTAAAACGCCAGATCTTACTTGATAGTGTACAAGGTCGCAGCCCTAATCTAGCGTTCTTACCCATTGTTGGCATTCCTGAGTTAGAAACATGGATTGAGACATGGGCATTTAGTGAGACTATTCACAGTCGCAGTTATACGCATATTATTCGTAACATTTATTCGGATCCGAGTAAGGTGTTTGACGAAATGAGTTCGATGACAGAGATTACAAGTTGTGCTGATACTATTAGTAAGAACTATGATAAACTAATCGAACTGAACAGTTGGTACAATCTCTTAGGAGAAGGCACACATACTGTTAACGGTAAGAAAGTAGTTGTTGACTTATATGAGCTCAAAAAGCAGCTATGGCTATGTTTAATGAGTGTTAATATCTTAGAAGGTGTGCGCTTTTATGTAAGTTTCGCTTGTAGTTGGGCGTTTGCTGAACTAAAGAAGATGGAAGGCAACGCTAAGATTATTAAGCTAATTGCTCGCGATGAAAACGTTCACTTAGCCAGTACACAACAGATGCTGAAGTTGTTGCCTCAAGACGACAAAGACTTTGAAAAGATTGCTGCTGAGTGCGAAGGACATGCGCTGGAAATGTTTATGGAAGCCGTGCGCCAAGAAAAAGATTGGGCTGAATATCTGTTCAAAGATGGCAGCATGATTGGCCTCAATGCTGAATTACTTAAGCAGTATGTTGAATGGATTGCTGCAAAGCGTATGCGCTCAGTGGGATTAACTGTGCCGTATGCTACTAGTGCAAGTAATCCTCTACCGTGGACACAAAAGTGGATCAGCGGCGGCGAAGTACAGGTAGCACCGCAGGAAACAGAAATTACAAGCTATGTAATCGGCGGCACAAAGCAAGACGTCGATCAAGATACATTTAAAGGATTAAGTTTATAATGCTCACACTATACTCAAAGAACAATTGCGGCTATTGCTTACAAGCAAAGGCTCTATTAAAAAACAATGATATTCCGTTTGAGGAAGTAAACATAGATACAGATGACGTTTCTCGAGAGTTTGTCATCAACGAAGGCCACAGAACTATGCCTCAGATTTATCGCGAGGGTAAGTTGTTTGTCGAAGGCGGATTCGCAGGACTTAGCGAATTAGGTGTAGACACTATTAAAACTAAGCTAGGCCTAACTAGCCTAGGTTCACTATAACCACAGGAACACACATATGTTGTATAATATAACAGAATTACTCGGCGAAGTGGTTACACTTAAAACCACTAAAGGCGACGAGATTATCGCTACATTAGTTGGTTTTGACAAAGAAACTGATACGATGACGTTAGAATATCCTAAGATAGTTGTTGTAGCAGGCGACACGGTAGCACTTGCACCTTTTGCATTGACAGCTCGAGCTGATACGATTATCACAGAGGGTAAACAGTTTTTGGCGGTAATGGAGACTTTGGCTAGTACTGTCGCAGACTACAATGACTTGATTACTGAGCAGAAGGCATTAGAAGCAGCCGATGACGAAGGATAAATACTATTATGCCGGCATTAGGATTAGTAAAAGGTAGTTTAGTAAAAACTGGGTTAATTACAGGCCCGGGCGCCGTCGGCCCGTTAGTTCGAGCCGAGTTTAAGACTGTTAGTGTTGTAGGCGACACGGTCGCATCTCATGGGGAAACCCCACACTCTGCAACTACTATTGCTAACGGCAGTACCTCAGTATATGCTAATGGAAAACCGGTTACTGTAGCAACCGTAAGCAAAGCAGTTTGCCAAGATCAAGTTAGCACCGGAGCAACATCGGTATTTGTAGGTCCATAAGGTTTTATTGTGGTTCAACTGATATCAGTTAAAGGCCCCCACGCAAGACAATCTAACAGTCCAATCCGTGTACAATGGAACATGGGCAATCAATGCAACTTCGAGTGCGAATACTGCCCCCCTATATTGCACGATGGTAGCCGTCCTTGGTTACCCCTACAATCTTATTTAGATGCTGTTGACCGTATATGCAGTCATTATGCTGATATAGGTAAAAGCGTACACTTTGAGCTTATAGGTGGCGAAGTTACAGTAATGGCTGGCTTCGAAGATATCATACGCAAAATCAACGAACATGGTTGCAGTAGTGTTGCATTTACTAATGCTAGTCGCACTGTTAACTGGTGGAGTAAAGCAAAGCACTATCTAAATGGTGTTGTTATCACATGGCATCCTCAAAGCATGGATAAGCAACATCTTATCAATGTTATTAACGAAATCAAAGACTATGTTAACATAGACATTAACATTGCAGGCATTGGCGATAGAATCAACGAGCTAGGCAACGATGTTGAAGAAATACGTGAACTGTTCAAAGAATGTGAACGCAACAACTACAATAATGTAAGCATATGCGTTAAGACCATGTATAAGAAGTTGTTGGGCAGAGGCAGCAAACAAGAAACATATTGGCCTTATACAGAAGCAGACCTAGAAATTATTAAACGTCCAGGTATCAAACCTTTGCCAATGCCCCCACCAGATCCTAACCAACCTGCGTTTGAGCCTGATCCCCGAGACTGGATGACTGAATTCTTATATGACGATGGTACTGCAAAGTATGTACAAAGTCATCAGATCATCAATGAGGGATTAAACAGTTTTAAAGGTATGCGATGCTATTTAGGATTCGAAAGTTTAAATATTGATGCCGGCGGGGATATATACAGTAGTTGGTGCGGTGCAAAACACTTCGGCAACATTGCTACATTACAAAGTTGGGCATTACCCGAAAGCCTAACAGAATGTCCTAACGAATATTGTAACAATATCTCAGACATTGCTATTAGCAAAGTTTTCTAATATATCGCTATATTGATTTGTACTCAAACTATTAAACTTTAACATTTTACTTATGTTTGTAAGAGCTGAACAAAGGTGTGCATATTCAGGTTTAATATTAATTTTATTAAATTCTGTAATATTACTGAAAGAAAAATTCCAATCTGTGCATAGTGAGTTTGAAAAAATTTGATGTAACTCAAAGCTTGGGAACACATGACCTGTAGCACTTATACTAATATTATCGCTGTCGAAGGATTTAGCTATTTTGTAAAAATTTGGTCTATTTAATATAGATGCACCCTTAGTTGGTTTCACATATTGTATTAAACTATTATATCCGTCCACTGTTTGGTGTAAAGTGGGCCATTTTATAGTTGAGATGTTTTCATTAGCTGAATAAACATCGTATAACCATTCTTTGTTTTCATTTACTACGGGAGAAAATCCGTCAGGATGTAAGGATACTCCCTCTTTTATTTTTAGTTCTAGAGAACGTTCTTTACATATGTTCTTTACTAGGGGTAATTGATGTACGTTATGTTCGAATACACTAAATTCTATGCATACTGTACACTCTAACTTTTTTAGGTTTGAATCAACAGTTAGCCAGTCAGTGTGCAATAGTATTTTATTTGACAGATCGTCTATTCCGTAGCAGGGAACAACAACATATGCTTGTTTGTTATTTAACATATCAATAAGCGAGTTGTTATCAAAATTTAAATGACTATTAAAAACTATTTTCCCCGGCTCTACACTTTCTAAAATCTCAACTATTTTGCTGTGTTGACTCGGATCTCCGAACACAGAGGTAAAATTAACAGTGTCGGATGATTGTGCTATTACTTGTTTGACAGTTTCTACAGCTAATTCGATCTCAGGGTAATCTCTGCGCCCAAAACGATGCTGTACCCATTGTGCTTGTGGGCCTAGGGTGTTATATACTGTGTTCTTAGTAGTTAGGTCTATATTAATCATAAAAACCGTGCTAAGTATTTAACACTGTTTTTTCATTTAAATTTTGGAGCAACCTGATAGCTAACAACTTCATCATACGAATCAGTATCAGAATCATAATAATATTGTGAAGATTCTTCTAATTCAGACTCACTAGTATTGTACAAACCGATTGAATATTCTTCAACCACTGTTTTACCTGAAATTGTTCCCTTTATGCCGAATAAATACGAACCAGGAGCTAGCGAAGGATCTATTTCGCTGGTATCAATAGACAGAATACCTGTTGCTGCGTCCAATACACACCATGGTGGTAAAGGAGCAAAATTGAGAATAGAAAAGTCTTCACCGTTAGCTAAATTTAATTCTAGATCTTTTGTTACAGTTTGACCTAATTGTACATTTAATATTCTACCTGAAGGTAGATTTCCTAAAGTGATTTGACCTGCAAGAGCAACTGTTAGTACTGAGCGATTAACACTTGATGTGGAGATAGTTGAACCTTCATCAAATGTTAGAATGTTCATACCCAGTAAGTGACCTTCTTGCAGAATAATGTCTTTTATTTCAACTGAGGTTTTAGTTGGAAGTTTGTTAATCCATTGCACCGCCGCACCAGCAACTAGCCCAGACGATATACTGGTCCCTGAAAACAAACCATATGCATTATCTGATGTAGTTGTAGCACATGACACATTAACGCCTAATGCAAACACATCTAATGCAGCACCGTAGTTATTATTGTATGGTGTAGCAGGATCAGTCCACGGAACGTTCGTGAACGAGGTCACTTCGTAGTCTTGATTGTATGCACCAACTGTGAGCACAACATCAACACCAGCAGGAGACACTGTGTTGACATCTGCACCGTCATTGCCTGCTGCTGCTACAACAACTAAATTGCTAGCATTCATTTCTATAATTTTATTATCCAAGAAGTTATTTTGTGCAGTAACCCACGGTAAGCACACTACTTTAACCTGAGATGGGGTAGAACCTAAATGATGGGATAACACTTCGTCTAACGCATCAACAATTTCTCCGACTGTGATGTTACCGGTATTTGTATCAAACAGTTTAACAACATGCAGTGTAGCATCTTTAGAAACGCCTTGAGTGTTTCCAATAATAACACTTGCTACCGCAGTACCATGTCCTGTATTATCAGTAAAGTCAGACCCGAAGTTACTATACAAGTTGTTGATAGTTCTTCCTGTAAACTGCTCGTGTTCTGCATAAAGACCAGTATCAATCAAGTAAACGTGACCGCCTAAACCTGTATCTTCTGGTTGATATGTTGTAGCACCAGAATCGCTAGTTGCTGCTAAGTTATTTAAGTGGACTTGATTCAGTTCTTGAACTGAAACTACTGTTGTTGCTGTTTTCTCAATTGACTCTTTTACACCAGCAACAATTGCTAACTGCTCAGCTGTTGCTTCGATTTCAAAAGTCATTGTGAATGCATATGACTTTATTACAGAAGCACCTGCTGAAGTAATAGCTGTTTGTGCAGCAGCATTATTTGCATGAACTTCCGAGTCAAGTGTGATTAAATATCTAGACATTTGTGCTCCATAATATGGTTGGGTTACCGGTAAATTTATATAAGTATTTATCATAGTTAAGGGGTTATAATGAATTTAGTGGATCCGGCACAATTTTATAAAGGGTTTGATATTAGCTACGAGAATAAAACCATCGAACCACTAGTGGACAACACCGCATCCGAAACATTATTAGAAATTTGGTCCAAAAAATTTGCTGGATTTTCCAGTGTTAATATGTGTTTGAGCGGCGGTATTGATAGTCAGTTTGTGCTGTCCATGCTCGCTAGGTTAGAAAAAAACATCACCGTTTACATTTTTTCTTTTGTTTGGGAAGATTGTGTTTTCAACGCTCCAGATGTAATTCATGCAATTCGTTACTGTGAGAGATTTGGGTATACGTACAAAAACATAGAAATAGATTATAAGGCTTTTCTAGAAGGAACCGGCTTTATCGAATACTGCCGACAATATAAAGCAATAAGTCCACAAATAGCATTGCAATTAAAAATGCTGGATTATGTAGACAATAATAATCCTATATTTTTAGGCGGCGACGTTCCATTCTTATACTTTGATTTTTCAACTAAACGTGCGACTATGTTAGGAATAGGGCACCAACCATTTATGACTTATGCATTTTTAAATTACGCCGAACAGAATAACAAAGTGATTATAAAAGAGTTGTTTAGGATGTGTCCTAAAACTCACGCAATTTCTTATAAAGAATTCTTAAACACAACTAAAAAGCATAAATTAGTGTGTCCTGCTGCTACTGTTGCACCCGGAGCAGGCACCTTGCAGCCCTTGCGCGAATTATTTTATCGAGATCTGGGCGCTGAACTAATACCACCTCTACTAAAACATACAGGGTTTGAACTATTAAAGATGCATTTAGCAAAAAAATCTGGAATATATAACCAGTACGATTTGAAATACAGATTTCCGTTACAGCATATCCTAACAGATGAAAATTGGTACCGTGACATCTTTAACTGCATTTTTAATGATTACTTAGACGAAATAAAAAGTGAGTTTGAAGAATTTTGTAAGACGACACCCGATATAAAACCCTTAGAGATTTATAACTTCATTCTTTAATAAATACTATTAGTCCTAGGACCGTAAAAACGGCAGGGCGTCAACAGCGGGAACTGCTGGGCGTTGAATGATTCGCTACCATTCTAGCCATAGTGCCACTTTCAGTTAAGTACATAGATTACTCTATAGCTGTTAACAGATAAATATTATGTATAATATTGCGGGAGTAATAAAAATATGTCTAACAAGACTCCATATGAAATTAGATTGGATCTAGTAAAAGAAGCTAGAGAAATCTTGCAGGGTAAAGCAAAGAATCATGATGATATGCCTAGCACTGAAGATGTTATTGCTGAAGCTGAAAAGCTCAATGACTTTGTAAGCAAAAAGCCCCACGAAGGAAAGTAATCTTAAGATATTCTTTAAAATAGGCACATTATTGTGCCTATTTTTTTGTCTGTAAAATTCGCATATCATAAATATTCGTACGCCCTTATAGCTCAGTTGGTAGAGCAGTTGATTTGTAATCATCAGGTCCGGCGTTCGAGTCGTCGTGAGGGCACCACAATCAGTTTAGATTTTATACCAATAAGAGTTTAAAATACATACTATAATTAATAAGTATCGTAAACACACACAGGAATGATAGAAAAATATGTCAAACAGAAATCAACGCAGAACGGCTAATAAGTCTGAAAAGAAACAAGCTGCACCAGGAAATCCTGTAAAGGAAACTACAGCACCAACAGATGATGTTATGTATCGTTTACTGGATGCTAAAATTGAAATCCCCGTAGGTCTACTTAGACAAAAGCACATCTTTATTGCTACACCTTGTTACGGTGGACAAATTGGCGAACCGTATTTTCGTAGTATGATGCGTCTAGCTATTCTTTGCAATAAGTTTGATATCAAATACACTATTAGCACACTAGCTAACGAAAGTCTTATTACTCGAGGCCGTAACACATTGGTTAGTTTCTTTATGGAGAACAAAGATGCTACGCACTTGTTCTTTATTGATGCTGACATTGAATTCAATCCAGAAGACTTACTACGTCAAGTAGCCTATGACAAGCCTGTTGTTGTTGGTGCATATCCGAAGAAGGCTATTAACTGGGATAGTATCATTAGTGCTGCCCGCAATCCAGAGTTAGATGAAAATGCCCAGACCATTGAAGGTCATAGCTCTAACTATGTTGTAAACTTTGACTTCCTTAAGGATGAAAACGGCAATCGTACACCACAGGTACAGATTGTTGATAACCTAGTAAGACTTAAGGATGCAGGCACAGGTTTCATGTGTATCAAGAAAGAAGTTATTCAGCAGATGATGGATGCACACCCGGAACTCAAATATGTTAACGACATCAACGTTGATCAAAAGTTTGAACCATTTATGTACGCATTGTTTGATACAATGATTGACCCTGAGAGCAGACGTTATCTTAGCGAAGACTACATGTTCTGTCGCTTGTGGCAGAACATGGGTGGTGATGTATATCTAGATCCTCGCACAGCACTTAACCACGTTGGTCATTACACCTTCCGTGGAAACATTCGCAAGCTATTTACTGGCGAAAACAAGCATAACAGGAAGCAAAACGTATAATGAGTAATTCAACTATTTCAGTACTATTGCCCACAAGAGGGCGCAGAGAAGTTTTAAAGAGCAGCTTAGAAAGCTTAATCTCTAAAGCAACAGATCCTGAGAACGTAGAACTGCTGTTGGGTATTGATGAAGATGACGAAGGCGCCCGCGAATACATTGAGCAAGAAATTGCACCAATGCTACGAGAATATAAAGTGGAGTGCAGAGCAAACATCTTTAAGCCACTGGGTTACGAAAATCTACATGTTTATGTTAACACACTTGCAGGCAATGCCAGCGGTGAATGGTTGTTCTTTTGGAACGACGACGGTATAATGGTTACTGATGGCTGGGACGATGTTATTCGCAGCTACACAGGACAGTTTAAACTACTAGCACCTCGCGATAATCACGACGGACATCCTTATGCGATCTTCCCTATTGTGCCAAGGGATTGGTATACGTTGATTGACCACCTTAGTCAGAACGCACAAAATGATGCATGGTTAAGTCATATTGCTTATATGCTAGATATCTTTGAGCGTATTGATGTTGAATTCATTCATGACCGTGCAGATATCACAGGAAACAACGACGATCCTACATTCCAAAACCGCAAGTACATGGAAGGTAATCCCAGCGATCCTAAAGACTTCGGCCATCCAGGTATGCAACAAGCTCGTGTAGCAACTGCATACAAGATTGCATGGTTCTTAAATAGAATTGGGCAGCACAGTGATTGGTGGGATGGGGTTGTAGCCGGAACCCAAGACCCATTTGAAAAAATGAAATGGGTAGACGGGGTTAAAGGCGCAGGGCAGCTAAATGCAGTTGAAAAAAATCGCATCTCAGACGAAGAAACTATCACATTATAACTTGACAAATATTGCAGATATGTTATAGTAATACTATGACAACACATGCAATGATAGACATCGAAACACTGGGTACTGACCCCGACTGTGCAGTACTCAGTGTCGGTGCTGTTAAGTTTGACCCTTTTACACTTAACGAACCACACTCTAAAACACTTTGGCGACCCAGCGTCGACGAACAGTTAAACGCTGACCGCAGCGTGGATCAGGGTACAATTGAGTGGTGGGGCAAGCAAGCAGCACATATTCAAGAAGAAGCGTTTAGCGATTTTGGGCGTGTCGACTTAGATATGTTCTTTAAAGATCTAAATCGCTATCTAGTTGGTGTGGATAAGATTTGGTGTCAAGGTCCACAGTTTGATATGGTTATTTTAGAAGATCTATATCGACAATTTAATCATCACAAGGGTTGGGCATACTGGCAGATAAGTGATTGCCGCACAATCTTTAATATGATGCCTGTGGATCCTCGCAAAGCAATTCAGCAAAACTTACATAGTGCAGATGAAGACTCATACTGGCAGGCAGTATGTGTGCAACGAACCTTTCAACATTTTGGAGTACAACCACGATGAATGATGATGACGATAATATGTCTATTATCCTCGGCCATGGCACGGCAGCAAGTGATACAATTACTATGAGTATTGAGGAAGAAACCGACGTAGACGTAACTCTACAGTCGTATCCGCCACCTACGTTTACTATCAAGAATGCTACGCCGTACAAGCCTAATCCTTTTGATGATATTTTCGGAAGGATTTCTGCTGAAACTAAAGAATCTGTAGTACACGACCTAGACATTGATCCGCTAGCAGCTATTATTGAGCTTAAAGCAGGCGGCCAGTTTCCTGCTATTGAGTTAATCAAACGTCATGTTCCAAATAAGGAAACTGTTGAGCTAGCACAGACTGTCCGTGAATACTTTCTTGATAAGGTAATCACACAGAAACTAAGCGGCCAGTTCCGAGACAGTGACTTTAAGCGTGATATGGTAAAGGCGCTAAAACTTAGTGCTAAGTGTGTTCTCGAAGAGCCGCATATTAGACTGCTATACCGTATGGATGACTTCTATAAAGAAGATACATTTAAAGAACGTATTGCAGCAGAGTATACTACTCTACCAAACAGAGATGATCTAGTGCTTAAAAGTACACCAGTATCATACATTGGTAGCATTGATATTTTCCGCAGGGGCAGTAAGACTAAGGAGTTTTACTTTAAGACTGATAATAACTATGTTGTGGTTCTTAAATCTCTGCGTAGTGATTGGCTTCTGCCTGTAACCGCTGTGTTTGACCATGTTAAGCAACTATGGCTAAGTGCTGATGCTCGCCCTGTCAAAATTCGCGAACATGAGTTTGTGATAGCAGAACTTGGTCCTAAATATACTGTAGACAACTTCGTATTTTAATATGTACACATTAGATCAAGCTAACGAACTTCAAAATGATTTTGAATACATTATTAACAGTGAACGTCGAATAGGCATGGAAACTGGTCGCGACTTTGTAACACTGTTTTTCAACCACGGCGGAGTGGTGCGTGAATATTATCGCGATAAGCGAGTTGAAGCAACCATGCCTAAAGATAAAACGTACCTAGCACTAAAAGCTAAATACTTTTCCGCAAACAATTTATCAATTTTTTATCCTAACGAATTCAAAAAACATCTTGACAACGACGAAGAAGTTTAGTATAGTATATAAGTTAGCTAGAAGTTAGCGAAAAAGTTTTTATCTGCCCGTAGCTCAGCTGGAAAGAGCACGTGCCTTCTAAGCATGGGGTCGGGGGTTCGAATCCCTCCGGGCAGGCCAGACAACCGAGGGAAAGTAGAGGGCAAGAACTAGACGGCGTCGTCAGCGTGTTGAAAACCTTGAAAGAGGTGGGGTCGTGAGGTGCAGTCGATATAACGAGTGCGGGGTCTAGTTCAATTAATTGCGTAGAATGTATGGTTTAGTATTAAATAGTTTTCATGTCCGCGTGGTGAAATGGTAGACACAAGAGACTTAAAATCTCTCGCGAAAGCGTCCCGGTTCGAGTCCGGGCGCGGACACCAGTTTAAAGGAATAAGCATGTCTTTAGAAATTGCAATAGTTGTAGGTTATGTTGTTGGTTCTATTGTTACCGGTATCATGGCATATAAGCGCGGCGTTATTCGCGGTTCAGGTGCAACAGTGGATCTGCTTATTTCTGCAAACTTTGTTAAGTGGCGTAAAGTAAACGGCGAGATTGAACTCTGCCCGCTAGATAGCAAAGACTAAGAGGACACACTATTGGCTCAGTTTCACAAACATCTTATTATTCGTGCAGAAATTAAAAAACCCGCAGTAGACCCGACATATGTATCAGAAGTGTGGATGCCTAATCTAATTGATAGGATTGGCATGAAAACACTAATGGGTCCTTATGCAACATATTGTGACGTTCCTGGTAATCGAGGACTTACAGCAGTAACTATCATCGAGACCAGTCACATCGCTATGCATATTTGGGACGAAGAAAGCCCTGCAATGATGCAACTAGATGTTTACACTTGTGGACCTTTGGATCCTTACGATGTAGTAGCTGCTATCCAAGAATTCGAACCAGTTCTAGTAGAAATGAAATACCTAGATCGGGAACAGAATCTAGTAGAAATTCCTATGCCATAACAACTCGGTTACACATTAGTTAGCTGATAAATATTGGTATGGATGAGATACACACAAAACATTACAAGCACTGGAATGAACTACCTATTAACAAGGATACGTCATGTCAATTTAAATGGACATGGAGTACCCTGTTTTTAAACTTCGGTACTACCAGTAGTTGCCACCGTTGCAAGCATTGGCCTGTTACAGTTGACACTATTGAAGACTTTCATAATGTTCCGGGTAAACTACAAGACCGAGAAAAGATGTTGCAGGGCCAATGGCCCGGTAATGGTTGTGAGTATTGTAAAGTTGTAGAAGATGTAGGCGGCACCAGCGAGCGTCAAGCTTACATTAAAGACCTGGCGATGCTGCCTCCAGAGATGCAGTATAATCCCAAAGCCACTGAAGTTACACCTAGACTGCTAGAAGTTTATTTTAGTAGTCTATGTAACCAAGCCTGCACCTATTGCAGTGCTAAGTTCAGCAGTGTTATTCAAGCAGAAATTGTAAAGCATGGTGAAATCGTCAAAGACGATCTAGAAGTATATCAGTGGCCTAACAATCCTGATTATGACATTATGCGTGAGAAGTTCTGGAACTGGATGGACAAGTACGGCAAAGAATTATACAAGTTTCAGATCCTAGGCGGTGAGCCGCTGTATCAACCTGAGTTTGAACGCTGCATCGAATGGTTTGATAAAAATCCTTGCCCTAATCTAGAATGGCACATCTTTAGTAACCTCAAACATAAAACAGAACGATTAGAACAGCAACTAGACAAGATTGAACGATTAATTGCTGACAAGAAGCTTAAGAGCTTCCAGGTTGTTGCTAGTATGGATTGCTGGGGACCAGAAGCAGAATATGCTCGTTATGGTATGGATTTAGAGCAATGGGAGCGTAACTTCCTGCTGTTGCATAACAAGCGTTGGGTTAAGCTACAAGTACACAGCACTATCACATCGCTAACTACTCCCACAATGTGGAAACTGTACGACAATATTATCAAGTGGGAAGATAATCAAATTATGCCTTGGGGCAAGCCCAAGCCAATCTTCTACAGTTGGAACACTATTCAAGATCCAAAGTGGATGAATCCTAGCATTTTTGGTGACTATTGTGTACCTGAGATTGATCAGTTAATACGTACTCTTGAAAGCAGAAATCAAACTTTTAACAGAGATATTTCTTACTTAGAAGGTATTCGTAAGCAGTTAGTAAATGCTAAACCAAACAAGTATGAAATGTATCGTTTCCGATCACACTTAGATGAATTGGATAAACGTCGGAACTTAGATTGGAAAAGCATCTATCCAGGACTGTCTGAGTATGTTAATTTGCAGCTACATGATTACGTCTTTGAAAGTAAAAAGTCATAATAACATTGACATTTGATGCAATGTTTGCTATAATGTGTTATCAAGTTTAATAATAAGGTAACACGATGAACAGCCCATGGCAAATCATTAAAGATTTGGAAACACATAATCTGCGTACTGACAAAGAGCGGATTATTGATGCTAACAGAGATAATGCAGAATTTATAGAGGGTTGCCGGCTGGCACTTGACCCGATGATTACATTTGGTCTCAAGCAGATTCCGGAGAAAAAAAATGAAGACGGACCCGGACTAAGTTGGGATGCATTTACTCTAGTACTTACTGGTTTTGTTAATCGCTCACTCACAGGCAATCTTGCTCGTGATACTGTGGCTAGGATGATGGACTCTGCTACACAAGAGCAGTGGAATCATTGGTATCGACGAATCCTTATTAAGGACCTACGTTGCGGCGTAAGTGAAAAGACCGTTAACAAAGTTTTTAAAGGTGCTATTCCTATTTTTGAATGTCAGCTTAGTCACGACAGTGCTAACCATGAACGTAAAGTGTGCGGCACGAAAATGATTGAAGTGAAGTTGGATGGTGTGCGAGTGTTAACTGTAGTCTATCCAGATGGACGAGTGGACCAGCTTAGCCGTAATGGTAAGGAGTTGCTAAACTTTGGACATATCAAGGAGCAGTTCGCCAGCGTAGCAAACAAGTTAGGCTCACCGACCGTTTTTGACGGGGAGATTATGAGCAGTAGTTTCCAGGATCTAATGAAGCAGGTTCACCGTAAGGCAAATGTAACAGCCGGTGATGCAGTACTACACTTATTTGATATCATCCCACTTGACAAGTTTCTTGCAGGTAAGTTTGCAGTTAAGCAAAGCGAGCGCACAACATGGCTCAAGCAGTGGTACGAAGAACATATGAGCCTGCTACCTAGCGTAACTGTTCTCGATCATGCAGTAGTTGATTTAGATACTGAGCATGGGCAGAAGGTGTTTTCTATGTACAACAAGAGTGCAGTAGAGAACGGTTACGAGGGTATTATGATCAAGGACTTGGATGCTCCATACGAGTGCAAACGTAGCACAGCATGGCTCAAACTCAAGCCCTTCATCGAAGTATCATTAACTGTGGCGGCTGTAGAAGAAGGCACTGGCCGCAATGTGGGTAAATTAGGCGCACTAGTATGTGAAGGGGAAGACGATGGGAAACTTATTAAGGTCAATGTGGGTTCAGGTTTCAGTGATAGTGCTAGGGATAGTTTTTATCAATCAAGGGCTTCTCTTCCTGGTCAGGTAGTTGAAGTTCGCGCTGATGCTATTACACAGAATCAAGACGGAACTTATAGTTTGCGTTTTCCAAGATTCCTACGTTTCCGCGGCTTTGAGGCTGGAGAGAAACTATAATGGCATATGTTGTAACAGAAGCGTGTATTAAATGTAAATACACTGACTGTGTTACAGTGTGTCCTGTAGACTGCTTTTATGAAGGCGAAAACTTTTTAGTTATTAACCCAGATCAGTGCATTGACTGTGCGCTGTGTGAGCCCGAGTGTCCTGTTAATGCTATCTACTCTGATAACGACTTGCCGCAGGAACAGCGTTACATGATTGACTTAAATGCTGAACTTAGCAAAGAGTGGCAAACTAGTAATATTACAGACAAACGTGAGCCACTGCCGGATGCAGATCACTGGGCTACTGTTCAAGATAAAAAAGATTTTCTAGTAAGGTAGTTAAATAAAGTTATGATTAAACGATACGACCCATATAGCAAATATGCATCCAGCACTGATGTCAGTTTAGGCGATTTCATTGTCGAAGAATGGCGCTGTGAACTAGTTGACCCTAGAGATCCTGCATTACATCGAAGTGCTACAACTGACCCATTTAAATGCGGCATTGACTGGACTAAACGCGAAAAAGAAATGCTTGAGTTAATGCATGCCAATTTAGGTGTAGGACTTAGTGCTACGCAAGTTGGTAGTAGTTATAACATGTTTGTTATGGCTCATAGTTTCTTAGGTGACATAGGTGTTTACAAACCCTCTATCATCGAAACTGAAGGCGAAGTACAAATTGAAGAAGGTTGTTTAACTTGGCCGTTGCTTTACTTAAAGATCAAGCGACCAGCTAAAATCAAAGTACAGTTCACTAAAACAGATGGTGAGACTGTTGTTGAAACATGGATGGATGGTATTGATGCAAGGTGCTTCTTACACGAATACGATCACTTGCAAGGCACAAACTTTATTGATCTAGTGGGCAACTTTAAACTACAAATGGCTAAACAAAAGCGCGACAAGCGTTTTAAAAGATTGGAACGTTCTGTTAAGAGAGGATAATGGACTATCCGTTCTATGTTAACAACTTTGATCGTGTAAAGAACTACGCAGAAAAATATCCTCTAGTAAGAAAGATATTTGCATATCCAGTTGCGTTCTGGTACGGACAAAGAAACGGCAAACCCGTAAAGCATTTAGAAAAGAGCTTGGCACGATTGTTCCGTAGAACATTGCCGGCTCTTCCTGTGTTTGTGCTGTACAATCTTCCTAACCGAGACATGGGACATTACAGCAAAGGCGGCGCCAACAGTGCTGCCAGCTATTTAGAGTTTATTGAAAGTTTTGCATTGGGTGTAGGCAAACTTTCACCTATTGTTATCTTTGAACCGGATGCGCTACCACATAGTGCAGAGATGGCTACTGCTGAAGCACAGTGGCGCTATGAACTAATGCAACAAGCACTAGCAATACTAACCGAGCGTACTAACGCACTAGTGTATGTTGACATAGGTCACAGTAATTGGCTTGACCCTGAAGAAGCTGGCAAACTGCTTAACAGTGTATGTGTGCCAGGTGTGCGCGGCTTTAGCGTTAACGTAAGCAACTTTCGTACTACGCAGGAATCTGTTAGTTGGGCAGAGCGTGTAGGGGAGTATACACAATACAATCACTACGTAGTTGATACTAGTCGCAACGGAAACGGCCCATATGGCAATGAATGGTGCAATCCACCTGGTCGTGCAATTGGCCAGCAGCCCACAACTAGCACTGAATACGCATTATGCGATGCATACCTATGGATTAAGATTCCTGGGGAGAGCGACGGGAGAAAAAATAACGGGCCAAGAGCTGGTCGCTTCTGGCCCGTTTATGCAGAACAATTAGTTCTTAATACTAAGTGGATTAGCTAACACCGCTCGGGTCAGTGGTGTCTTGTACTTGATCACTAACAGCAACTTCATCACCTGGATTGTATAGTTCTGCTTCCAAGTAATGCTTTGCGCTACTGATGTAATCACCTGCACGAACAATCTTAGCAGTCCACCATTGAGGAAGATCACCGTTTGGTACTTCCTTTAGCATCTTGTGTAGCTCAACAGCATACTTGCCGATCTTATAAAGTTCTTGACGAATCATGTCTGGTTCGTCGTCAACATGACCGACCACAGTCTTTACAACTTCATCGCCTGTTTCTGGTTCTTCTTTGAGAATTCCAGCTAGCTTTTGTAATCTATCTAAGTCGTTCATTATCTTAAACCTGCTAGTTTACGTAGTTCTAACATAGCTGCATCTAGTGCATTGCCTGCTGTTCCTTCGACTTCTTCGTTGGAAATCTTACGCATTGTGTTTTTGCGATTATAGTACTTGCGTGCCGAATCTGCATCGTCATGGCTATTGTCCCAATGCTTACCAATTTCTCCCGATGCTTTCTTTACATACGAGTCTTTGGTTTTATCGGAAATTTCAGCAATCTGATCGTCTTCACGAACGTCAGCATCACTGTTGCCATAGTCTGCTTCTAATTGATCAGCAACAATGTCTAGGATCTGTTCAAAGTCATCGTCTGGGTGTAGGTGATGATCGATTGATACGTCATCGTACATTTGCTGAATAATTTTAGCAGCAGTAGCTTCTGCAGGTGTCTTTGGGTTAGTCATAACATCATAGATATCTAGTTCGCCTGATCCAGCTTTTGCTAGTATCATATCAGATTCTGAACTGAAACCTTCGACTCTGAGAGCACCGACACCTCTGTAACCGTGTGCAATTTCTTGCTCGAAGTCATCTACACTTGGAATCCAACTGTCGTCGTCTAACCAGCTGTCATCTTCGTCCTCATCTTCTTCATCTTCGTCATCTTCTTCTTTAGCTTCTTCAACACCGTAGTCAGTGCGAATGCTGTTTAAGTCGACATTTTCTTTTTTGAACTCATCTTCATCTGCTGAATCATCATACGCAGGGCTATTGTCGCCAGCAGTTAGGTCCATGTTTTTAACTGCATTAACTGTTAAATCCAGCACAAACTGCTTTAGGTCTTTTGGTAGACCTGAAATACCGATGTCTTTTTGATTCATAAGCTGTACGATATCGCTTACCTTTTGATCAACTGCTAGGCTGTTGTTGTCTTTAGGATCAAGTCTTTCGCTGATCTCTGCTAACAATGCTTCCGGAGAGCGTAATAGTGCTTGAATAAACTGCTCTTGCTTAGTTGCTGGATCACTAACATCTGCACCCTTAGGGAAACGATTAGCAATACTCATCTTAGCACTTGATGCATTAGGTGGTAAAAACTTTGCTGCCTTAGCATCAGCACCGCTAAATTCAACTGGTGCTGCTTCTTCTAGAGGAAGTCCTGCTAATTTTCTTAGAATGTTAATTTGTTCGCTCATATCTGCTCTCGCTATTTTGTTATAAATTAAGTTAAACACATTGTCATTGTACGTGCCAAACTGTTTTGTATAAATTTGTTTAGCACTTTCTGCGTCCGGAGCAGCTTTTAATGCGTCTCTAAATGCGCTGGCGCTAGCAACTTCATCACCAATTTTAATAGTAGGCGCTAGTGTAATGTATCCACGCTCACTCATTGGCTTTGGACTTGCCTTTAGTGTATTTATCTTTTGAAAGTATTTAGGCTTTGCTTCGCCCCGCACAGTCATATCTAAACCTGTTTTCGGATCCACATTATTGAATGGGAACCGATCCAAATCTTTTTCACCTACTGCAAAAACAATAATAGTTTCAGCAGGATTAAAGTACTTAGCGTAATCCTCTTGATGATATGTGCGAGTAACAGCTAGCACTCGATCCGCAGGAATACCGTGCGCGGCCGCGATCTGCTGTTTTTCTTTAAAGTTAAACGGGCTCTTTGGTAGTTCAACTTTGTCACTAGTACCGATGAACACTTCAGAATCAGGAAACTGTGCCTGAAGTTGCTTGTAAACTTCAGCATGATGACTTAGCATAGGCTGAAAACGACCTGGATAAATTACAACTTGTTTCATAATAGTATTTATCACAAATTGACGTTTATAACACCTATTGCTACAGTGTGGTGCACCAAACGCTTAGTTCACCGATTTCAATTTCCTGAGGTTGGTTTAGACACCACTTGATTATCTGCGCCAATTGCTCAGGGGACATCATGTTAAATTTGTCGTGTACATCTAAAACCATGTCAGTTTTAATGTATCCAGGATTAATGTTAATAACTCGACATTTTCTGTCTATGTCACGGATAGCATTAACAGCACTAGACTTTAATAGCTTTTTATCTGTGGTGTACTGACGCTGATTTGGCCCATTGTATATTGTCCTACTGTTTATATTAACAATAGTCTTAGTAGGATCATTGTTCCAATGCACTAATAGTTTTTCAAATATATCTACTTGTGCTGTACTATAGTAGGCGTTGTTTACAAACACATCACAGTTAAGACTAGCATTAACAATACTATCTATAGACGAGATGTCTGATATATCATAGCCGTTGCTACGGCTGAATCCTACAACTTCGTCGGTGTAGTATAATTCGGCAATTGCTTTACCGATGCCTTTAGTATGTCCTGTGATTGCTACTTTCATTTTGCACCTCGCACTTGTTCTTTGATATATTTTACACCAACAATATGATATCTGTCATGGTCGCCGTAGTTAACGGCTGTGTGTAATTTAGTGGTGTTTACTTCGTAGCTATTACCTGCTTTTAGATTAGCGTGATATACTGTTACAGTTGTATCATCCCCGGGCATAACATCGTAGAACGTTAGAAACGCTCTGCTGTTAGTAACAATTGGTATATGTAGTCTAATGTTTTCTCTAAAAGGTAGTCCGTCCGGATGAATAGAATATGTGGACCGCGGTATCACCTTCATTAGCCTCCAACGATAAAAGTCTGGATAGCGATGAATGCACTCTGCAATATATGTGCCTTCTAGATATTCGTTGATTTTATTAAAGTAGCGTTCTGGGTATTTGAGCAAGTGGCGCTTACCGGTGCTATTGATCCAGTTATTCTCCCCAGCTAGACTAGTAAGACTAATCTGAGGATGTTCTTGGAGACCGAAATGCTCAATTAATTGATATATTTCTTTGGCTAGACGCTCGTGGTCTATATCTGTGTGAATGAGTTTTGTAAAGGTCATATGTGCTACCAAAACTATTTAACACTAGTTATGCGAGTAAATATTGTTTTTTTGGTACTTAGTGCCAGGGTCTCACTAGACCAAAGTATTTGGCTTTCCAATGTGCTTGTGCGTACCATCCCTTGAGATTTATCCACTCTTCTCTTAGGTTCCATACTTGATTCGCTGCATCAACCCAATCGGTATTTTTTACTAATTGTTCGATTTTGTACTGCTCTTCGAGAATCAAATCTAACGTAGGAGCATCAGCCTCAACATGTATTACTTCCAAACTGCGAGTTTCGTCACAATAATCTAGATTAAAATCTAATCCCCATTTGTGTTTTACATCAGCCAACCAACCTAAACGATAGTGTTGTGGTCTATTCTGTTGTAATTGATCAAGTGCATCGCCATCAAACGAACAACGATACAGCGCACAACTATGATCGACTTTAAGATTTGGGTGGTCAAATTCGATCCACTGTTCGAACAATCCGGGATGATATGCTGTATAAGGTACTACGTTGAATCCTTGCGATTCGTAATACAGTTTTTCTAGCAGGGTTAGTTCGTAACCATCTTTATCAAAAAATTCTAATAGACTAGGATCGGTTAAATGCTTATTATCGATCGGGTTAGTTATTTTTAAATTTACGTGATGAGCAATAGGATGAATTGTGATCATCTTTATTGAGTTCTATCTTTGTTGTCAATGGCGCCGCCAGTGACCCACGCTGTGCAACTACGAGTTCCAGCGCACTTAAAATGTAAAAAGTTACAATAGCCTAGATCGGACTTGTGAATAGTTGCTAGGCCGTCGACTTCTTTGTTACCTGCTTTGATACCATCTTCGATGCATTTCCACATCTTATCACTTACATCAAATGCTGCACAATTTGAGCAAGTCATAGTCTTAGCAGTTTTTTCAGCTATATTCCAACGCTTGGCAGCTTTCTTCCAATAGTCCTCTGGTACATCTGGATTAGCAGGACCATAATAGTATTCGTCTATGGCTTTCTGTCTATTTTTTAAATTCACATCAATGTCGTAGGTAGCTATAGGGCAACCCTTGTTAGCAGCCTCAACTAAGTTGATGTATTTTCTCATTACCACTTGCGGCAGCTCCAGTAACGTGCCTTTGTTCTTGGACCAGGATTATCGCAGTTATGACGAGCGCGGAAGCTTCTGCGTCTTGCTGGATTTGATTTTTTAATACGCATATTAGGATCACCAAAGTTAACCTTAACTACATTACCTTTGGGGTTCTTAACATATACTTTAAACTTCTTAACATCGCCTTGCATAGGTTTACCTAGCGGAACATCGCGACCTTGATACTCAGCTTCTGTTATTGCATTAAATAACTCATCGTCTGCGTGTAATACAACACCGTCAGCAGCAATAGACTCTACCCAAGTGGACAACATTTCAGACTCAGATAACTCGATGTCAAAGTAGTCACCTACCGCAGGCGAATCAATCCGCTCCCAATCCATATTCTCAATAAGACCGGCCTTGTGAATTTCTCGCCCAATGTTTACTGCCTCTGAATATGACTTGCTACCATAGCGTAATATGCTTTTAGTAAATGGCACGCCTTCTTTTATGTGGCGTAACGCTGTAATGAATGTGTCAACACTTTCAGTTCTTGATCTTTTTAATGTCAATGAACGCTTGCGTTTCATCTGAGGTGTTGCTAAGTCTGATAGTACTTCATTATATCCTCTTAGCATACTCATAAAAGCATCCATGCTTTTATCGTTGAGTATACGTTCAAGTTGATCGGGACTACCATCAACCATATCAGCAAAGTCTGAGAGGCGTTGCTTAAGTCTAGTTTTAAGAGTGTTTAAGGAATATACTCCGACTCCATGTACATATACTTCTATGTTAGCAGGATCGAAATCGCCTGTATCCTTAATGGACGCATGTCTTTTCTCACCGGAGCCTAATTCTGATATCTTCATCGGGGATATTCCTTAAACTATTTGCAACTATTTATCAAAAATTACTTGCCTTGTCCTCGGTAAGCTTTATAGTTTGCACGCTTACGTTTGTTCATTGTGGAAAATTTAATTGAACTGTGAGTTGAACCAATTGTGGTTTTACCCTTTGCTTGAGCACTAAACGAAACTTTTGATCCTTTATTAGAACCACCACTTGATTTTGCTTTTGCCATTGTGTTACTCCTTGTGTGTTATATAATAACGCATTATTTATAAAAACACACTATTATCAGTAACTTATGATTTAAACATCGAATCTACTTTGTTAATAAAACCGTTAAAATAGTTTTCGTCGTCTTTTAGGCTTTTGTACAAATTAAAATTATGCTGCAATATATCAGACATTTCGTACATCATATCAGCTAGTGTCTTATGACTATATCCTGATAGGGTTTTATAAAGTTCTAAGAGAGCTTTAAATCGTTCATTAGGATCAATTATATCATCGTAACTCTCGTCCCACCAGCCATGAAAAGTTTTGAATCCCATACTACGCAAATGTTTTAGAATACCTGGTTGTCCCATAATAATAAATGGGTGCAGCATACTAATTGGTTTAAATGTTTTTTCGCTAATATCTAATTCATATTCTAACGGTTTAGTAGCAAATTTATAATCGCTGTACCAAAAGAATGTCTCTGTTACAAAGCTGATATAACCTTCTTGATAAAATCGTCTACTTGATGGTAATGCTAACGTGACCGGATTAATATCACGTATAGTCCTGATATCATAATACCATGGTAGTGTCTTCAGCATCGCCTCTGGTATAGGTTTAAACACAAACAAATCATTTTCAATTTCATAATCATTGAACAGTGGGAATGTGTAGATATTTTCTGCTAGTAATTGATTAACATATAATTCTCTAGCAAACTGTAGTCTGTGCTGCCTAATTGTTCGATTCAACGATATTAATTTCTTAGGACGCCTATATCTGCTCTTAATTAGTTTTAGATTTTCCCACCATTCTTGTGATTGTTCTGCTTCACTCCAGAACATTGGTCCATTAATACTAAAAATTTCATAAGGAACATCAGTGTATGGTTTTAGATTTGCAGTTCCTAGTAATATGTTTTTATGATCAATACCATATATTTCAGAGGTGTTGCAAATCATGTCATGAGTCATGTCATCGAACCCCTTCATATGATAAGTGATATCATACCCTTCGGAACTATGGTCTATGTATAGTTTACACTTGCCATTGTCAATGTCTTTTAATATTTTGGTAGGAATATCAAACGAATCCACACAAACATTTTCTGTTACAGACGCAACAACAGGGTCAAAGAATATAGGGTAGATATAGCGATCCGTTGTGTCCTTGTCAACAGATGGTTTTAATTTTTGACTCTTGTAGAAGTGTTCCGGGATAAACTGCTGTTCGTTCCAGTGTTTAATCCAAGATAGCGGCTTTTTGTCTTTTATGCGCTGAATATAATCTACATTGAAGCCATTAGCTTCAGTTATGGGATTTTTAAAAACTTTAAACATAGCCGCTCAGATACTTTACATGATATACCATGCTTGTATTTACGCCGGAAAATAGTAATTGTGAGTAGAAAAAGAGTTAAGTTGCAACAAACAGGCTTGTGTGGCCTTTAGACTTAGCCCACTTTACAGCAGCCTTCTTAGCATCACCATAGCTCATGCCATGTAACTCAACATAGTCTTCGCCTTCAACATCTTTGCTAAAGTTAATGCCGCCACGATGTGCAACAAAGAACCAACTACCTTGGCCACCTGGCTTCTTACCGTGTGTGAATTCATAGTCGGTGTTGCTAACTTCAGCTTCATCGAGGCTGTTTAGTTTCTGGCTTACGGCTTGCATTAATGGAGAAAGTAACTGCTTTACTTGCTGCGGGTCCATAACGTCTGTTAGCGGCCACTCTACTTCACGCTCTAGAGTTTGCAGCACTTGTCTTAGTACATCTTCGGGTTCACCCCATTGGCTGCTTTCAGTAGCACCTACTAGCTTACCTTGATACGGATGTGGACTCTCACCGCCCATGCTAGGCTTAACTATTTTTGGTTTGTCCTTGGTAGTTACTACATACTTAGGACGCTTATCGCCTTCTACGACACCTTGTTCTTCGTTTGTTTTATCACGCTTTCTCTTTAGCAGTGCAATCTGAGAATCAATATTTTTGCGAGCGATCGGACTTGACACTGAATTCTTTTTACGAATTAAATCGGCGATCTGTGTGCTAACATCTTTGTCGAGATCAGCTTCTTCTTCTGCAAGTGCCCTATTAATGCCCTGCTTACGATTCGCAATCTTCTTGTTTAATGCACTCGTTTTTGCGTCAGCGGCAGCATATTCATCACCTGTTGTTCGCCAGTCGGAAGTGCCTCGGGCGATGTGGCCTTTTTTACCTTGAAGCTGTGGAATATTTTTAGTAGCCTTTGCTACATATCCCAGCTTTGTTTTATCGGAAATTTCGTCAATTTCTTCTTCATCCATCTTCTTGTAATCATCATAGCTGATGTACAAGTCAGTGTCTGGATCGTAATAGGAACCTTCTTGTGGATCGTAATACACGACCTTACCGTTGCGTAAGCGGAAAGGACCTTCTAGCCCACTGCGTGGTTGATACTTTTCTTTATCAATAGGAGAAATAGGAGGAAGTACTTTATAGCCTTCTACAATATTTGTGATCTTCATTAGTTAATTGTCCCCGAATACCAAATAGTTACTTTTGCTGCACCAGCACTAGCACCACCCTGTGCAACAAAAATGCTAATAGTGTCTGCGCTGGTATACTTATATTTTGTTTCATTTGTTACTTGTGTCGAAGCATCAAAGCCGCTAAACAGCCTTGTAGCATTGCCTGTATCACCTACAGTAATTTCTGTGTTTGCACCTGCACCAGTCCAAGCGATGCTGCTGTCCACAGTTACAGTGTGAATAAATGTATTTGCGCTAACAGCACCAACAACAACGTTACCTGAGTCGTAATTAACTGTGGTAGTTAAATAGGATATTGCGTTAAGACTAATGCTACCTAGTTGATCTAGTGTAACAGCATGTGTAGCATCAGAACCTTCAGCAACAACAATCGATTCTAGATCACCGTTTTTATCTTTTAACGCAATCACACTCGCGTTACTAGCGTCAACAACAGGGCCTTGCTTGCCTAGTTCAACACTAGCAGCTACACCAGCTAAATTATATTGTTTGACTGCGTCTACCATGCTGTTTGCCTATTATAATGTGATGTTGCCGAGATCATTGTTGCTATTCTGTGCTTGGTTGATTGAACCGTAATCTGTTACAACCACAGCATCGCTAGCTAGTACAACACTAATTGTAGCACTACCGCTACTTGCACTGCCTTGTGTGACTGTATATTTTAGCGTACCTGCACTAGTGTACTCATATTGGTATTGACTATGATATTGGCCTACTTTTAGTACGTCAACGTCTTGTGCCCGGATAAATCTACTACCGTTGCTGGTATCACCTACTTCAACAAATGTAGTAGTGTTGTCAGCAGTACCGCCCCATGTGCCCGGAATATCAACAGTAACGCTGAGGATTCTGCTGCCAGCAGCAACAGTTGCTAAGTTAGCACTACCAGAGTCGTAATCAATGTCAACAGTAATGTACTGTACTAGTTCTCCAGAAGCCGCATCTAATTGTGCTTTGGTAACAGCCTCTGTTCCCACAGTAGCGTTAGCAATAGCAATCTTCTGTAGCGCACCTGCACTAGTGTAAAAACCAATTGCACTAGCATTGCCTGCAATATATGAGCCTTGTTTGCCCAGCTCGACATTAGCATTTAAGCCAGCTAAATTATATTTTTTGACGGTGGGCATAATGGTTCCTGCATTGAAATTTGTTATAAACATATTTATCAAAAGTAGGTTGACACACTGATGATTATAATGTATACTGAAACTATGAATTACGAACTTAGAGTTGTTGTGTTTTCCGAAAATGTGCTACAGATTCGGAAAGTTTATCTAGATGATCAGGGTAATCCAGTCCGAATTGATCCTGAGAGCATCGACCTCTCAGCAGAATCGCTAGAGGAGTTAGTATCTGTTGTGTTACATTCTAGTGCAAGCTTGACTAAACCTGCACTTGATGTTAATATGTTTGTTAAGCACGATGTTAACGACGCTGCTCGCATTGCAGCAGCTATTTTGAGAGGTGATAATGTACGATAATTCAGTTAAACGTATTGGCTTTGCTTGTAAGTACATGCACCCAGACCAACTTCAGACTAAGAAGATTTTAGAGGAATTACAACGTCCCCTAAACACCAAATCAACCACTGTAGCTTGGTTGAACAGACAGTCACAGGACGTAGCAGAAACTCGCCTGTGGGAAATTATGCTACACAACACAGAATCAGCAAGGAGATTAGTCGAATATGTTTCCACGTTACCTAAAGATCTTCGCATGGTGCGTCTTGGCAGTGATATCCTTCCCGTTTATACTGAGCCTACTTGGTCTTATTTTTGGCATCGCCGCGATGTCATTGATACTATGGTACCTCGTTTTGCAGCTATTGGTGAGCTTGCTCGTCGCACCGGGGTACGACTCAGCTTCCATCCAGGACAGTTTTGTGTACTCGCCAGTGTCAACCCAGAAATCGTTAACCGAAGTATAGAGGAGTTTGAATATCATGCAGACATGGCACGTTGGATGGGCTACGGAAGGTCTTTTCAGGACTTTAAGATTAACGTCCACATCTCCGGACGGCAAGGGCCCGATGGAATTCGAGCGGTGCTACCAAGGCTTAGCCCGGAAGCACGGAACTGCCTCACAATCGAAAACGACGAAATGTGTTGGGGGCTTGACGCAAGTTTAGAACTGGTTGATGATTGTGCGCTAGTGCTGGACATTCATCACCATTGGATTAGAGATGGAGAATACATTGAAACTAATGACGATCGTATTAAAAGGGTTATTGATAGTTGGCGCGGTGTGCGTCCTGTTATTCATTACTCAGTTAGCAGGGAAGACCTGCTCATGGAACACTGTAGGGACACTCGACCCGATCTTAACGCACTGCTAGAACAGGGCTACAAGAAAGCAAAACTTCGCGCACACAGTAACTATTATTGGAATCGTGCAGTTAATGACTGGGCCCTTACATTCCGAGATCAGTTTGATATCATGTGCGAAAGCAAGGCCAAGAACCTTGCTAGCCATGCACTATATGAACACGAAAAACAAAACGTCTAAGGTTAGTGATAGAATGGGTGAAGTAACATTAGGCGACAAAGCTGGACATTTTCTCGTTGGTGAACTAGAGGACATAGGCAACTATGCTATCATTACAAACGCCACTTGGTGGCTCAATAACATCTTCGATATCGAATCATGGCTAGAAGAGTCAGGCATTGCTACTCGATACAAGCACGAAGGCATGGTGCTTACATTTGAGTGTAAGGAAGACTTGGCCATGTTCCTATTGAGGTGGGCGTGAGTAAGATTAAGTGGACACAAGGACCTCCTACCTTTACTCGGCCTTTAACCTTACGAGCTGACTTTAACGCAAGTGAAGGGGATATTGATCCTATACAAGCATGGTGCCAGGAAACTGGCATCGGTAAGCGTACTAGTTTTGATACATTTGCATTTAGTAGCAAAGCTGATATGAGCTTATTCTTACTTCGCTGGAACAACCAATAAAACATTGTTTAACTACAATAACATCTATAAATATCACGAAACACGCAGACTACAGGGAAAACATGAAACAAGAAATCCTCGCACAAATTCGTACATTTATTGAACAGCGTAATACAGAAAAGACTTGGGAACCGGGCAAAGATTTTGTAAACTACGCCGGACCGTTTTTTGACGCGGAAGAAATTGTTGCCGCAGCTGAAACGTTACTTGACGGTTGGCTAGTAATGGGCAATAAGAGTATGTTGTTTGAAAGAAGATTTCCGAAACTGTTTGGTAAAGAATTTGGAATTCTAACTAACAGTGGTAGTAGCAGTAATCTTTTGATGATGGCATCGCTTACTAGTAAGCGGGGTCATAATTTTCCAAAAGGCACAAAGGTGTTGATGCCTATTGCAGGATTTCCAACAACACTAAATCCTACATTGCAAGTAGGGTTTACTCCTGTTTTTGTTGATATTGAACTTGACACCCTAAACATCGACGTTGATCACTGTGAACGTGTACTTGCCAACGATCCCGATATTAAAGTTATTACGTTTGCTCACGTACTAGGTAATCCACCTAATATGGATCAGTTAATGGAACTGGTTGAGAAGTATAATCTAGTACTATTAGAAGATTGCTGTGATGCACTAGGTAGTACATATAAGGATAAACATCTTGGTAGCTTTGGTGAGATGGCAAGTTGTAGTTTCTACCCTGCACACCACATGACAATGGGTGAGGGGGGTTTCGTTGCTAGTAACACCAAGGATCAAGAAGTTATTCTACGCAGTTTCCGTGAATGGGGTCGAGGTTGCTATTGCGTTGGGCCAGAAGCAAACAAGCTTAAGTGCGGAACATGTAAGGCACGTTTCTCAAATTGGATCCCAACTATGCCAGATGAGATTTTCGATCATAAGTACGTTTATGATGAGATTGGTTATAATCTAAAGCCTATTGAACTACAAAGTGCAATGGGCTTAAAGCAGTTAGAAAAACTAGATGAGATTCATGCTAGACGCAGACAGAATTATAATCTGTTGTTTAAGGTTTATGAAAAGTACGAAGAGTTTTTCCACCTACCTCGAGCAAGAGAACACAGTAATCCGAGTTGGTTTGCGTTCCCGCTAACAATTAGAAAGTCTGCACCTTTTACTAGAACACAATTAGTTGATCACTTAGAGGATAGTTTGATTCAAACCCGGCCATATTTTGCGGGTAACATTATGCTACAGCCTGCTTATAGTCACTTAATGGATCCAATGGAAGCTAAGAACAATTTTCCAAATGCAACATTTTCGTTGACTAATACCTTCTTTCATGGAACAAGCCCTGTAATCACAGCAGAACAAATTGCTTATATTGGTGAAAAGGTTGACGAATTTATGAGGGCATTTACGTGAACCAATTAGAGCAACGAATTATAGATATCAGCTTTGACGAGAAGATAGGGCATCTTAGTTCTACGCTCAATGCTGTTAATATTATCGATGAAATTTATGCAACAAAACAACCAGACGAACCTTTTATTTTAAGCTCAGGTCATGCGGCTCTTGCAATGTATGTAGTTCAAGAAAAGTATGAAGGGCGTGATGCAGTAGAACTTTTTCACAAGCACGGAGTACACCCACATCGTTGCTTAGAAGATGGTATATATTGTTCAACCGGTAGTTTAGGCATGGGCCTTACTGTAGCAACAGGCTACGCTTTAGCTAATAGAGATCGTAAGGTATATTGTTTGATTAGTGACGGCGAGTGCGGCGAAGGATCTATTTGGGAAGCACTACGTTTTATATACGAAGCAAAGTTAGATAACTTAGAAGTATATGTCAATGTAAACGGGATGATTGCCTACGATATGATTGATAGAGATTATATCAACAATAGGTTACGTGCTTTCTTGCCACGTATCAACATTCGTAACACAGAGCCACCAAAGTGGCCGTTTGCAGAAGGTGTACTAACACACTATTATGTTTTAAAGCCCGAGGATTTAGATAAACTATGAGAAATCTTTTTGGACAATTGATGGCTGAAACATTAGCCAATGATGATAAAGTTTATTTACTCACCGGCGATCTAGGCTTTGGTGTACTAAACAAGAGCAGAGAAGTAGCACCTGACAGGACATTTAATGTTGGTGCTGCTGAACAGCTAATGTTAGGCACAGCCGTAGGTCTAACACATAACAGCAAAATTCCTGTTTGCTATAGTATTACTCCGTTTGTGATTTTTAGACCATATGAATGGTTGAGAAACTATCTCAATCATGAAGGTGCACCAGTAAAACTTGTAGGCAGCGGCAGAGATGAAGATTATGGGCACTTAGGATTTAGCCATTGGGCAGTAGATGACGAAACAGCGTTAAAAGTGTTCCCCAACATTAAAATTTACAAACCTAATAGCGAAGAAGAATTAGCGAGCATTTGGCAAGAGTTTATCTACAGTAATGAGCCCTGCTATCTAAATATTAAAAGGACATAGTTGTGGATAGACTTATTGACAAATTAGAAAAGCGAGAAGACTGGTATTGGCCTATCGGAGACCAAGGTTGCTGGAATTATATGCATCAGCATAGTGATGTTGTAGACAATCTCTGCACACATGTTCCAGAACGAAAAGTTGTTGTGCAAGCAGGCGGCAACGCTGGATTTTACATTCGTAAATATGCAGAGAAGTTTGAAAGAGTTTACACATTTGAGCCAGAACCATTGAACTTTTTAGCATTATCAATGAATTGTGATTATCCTAATGTTGTGAAATTCAATGCTGCTGTAGGCGACGCACACAGATTTATAGCATTAAATCATCATGCACACGATGTTGGCGCAACTCATGTTCAAGGCACGGGGACTATACCAACATTTAAAATTGATGACCTAGAACTTGATCGGTGTGACTTAATACAACTAGACACCGAAGGGTATGAATATTTTGGTCTTCTAGGAGCAAAAGAAACAATTGACAAGTTTAAACCTGTTATTTCTATAGAATGGTATCAACCTTGGGCGGAACGATATGGTGTTACGTTTAGCATGATTGAAGAATTCTTAGCCCAATGGAACTACGAACATGTAGCAACACACGCTACAGATTTAGTTTATGTGTCAAAATGAATAATATATTAATTACAGGCGCAACAGGATTTATAGGTCGTTATCTCGTTGAGCATTTTTGTGAAAATAATAATGTTATCTGTTTGGTTCGACCAGGAACAAAAAATCTAAAAAGAATTTCTGAGTTCTCTGATAAGATTAAAATAGTAGAACACAATATTAGAGACCCATATAATTTTGATACCTTTAAAGACATAGATATTATTCTTCATGCTGGTGCAAATCCTAGTGCAGCTGATAGCATTAGCGCACCAGTTGATTCTGTTTTAGATAATGTAATAGGAACATTGAATCTATTAGAACTAGCGAGACATATTAATCTTAAAAAATTTGTTTATTACAGTTCTGGTGAAGTGTTTGGCCCGATTCCAATCGGTAATGACAGCGGAGAGAATGATGCGTATCATTCTAACAGTCCGTATGCAGCATCAAAGGCTTCGGGCGAAGAGCTTTGCGTGAGTTACTCTCATACATACAAATTGCCAGTAAGTATTATACACATTAATAATACCTTTGGTCCAATGTGCCAGCCAAATAGACTGCCTACAATTATTATTAAAAAATTGCTTAACAATGAGACATTGGACATTCATGTAGGCAAGGAAAATCAAATAGGCGGGCGCCGGTGGTTCTATGCAGGGGACGTTGCTAGTCACACAGACTTTGTAATTAACAAACAACAGGACTTGTGCGAAAAATGGAACAGCGCCGGAAACAAGTTTATTAACAATTTTGAGTTCGCCAATAATATAGCGGACATAATGAGTAAAAAACTAAATTATAACTTTATACCAGTTGACAGACCCGGGCACGATTTATGTTATTCCGTAGATCCACACAAGTTTTATGCAAAGGGCTGGACTGAACCAGTTTCTTATCAACAAAGGCTTGAGCAAACTGTCAATTGGTATTTGAACAATCAGGAATGGCTCTATGTATAAAACTGTATATGTTACAGGATGTTTAGGATTTATCGGCTATCACGTTGCTAAATCTTGTTTAGAAAAAGGCTGGTATGTCTGTGGAGTTGACAAAGGTACATATGCTGCCAATTGGAATCTTCTCAATGATCTGCTAACATACAAGAATTTTAAGTTTGAAAATAAAGACATTAATGAACTAACAATGATTCATGACTGCGATTATTTTATTAATACTGCCGCAGAAACTCACGTAGACAACAGCATTGTTAGTAGTATCGAATTTGTAGATAGTAACATTAGTGGCGTTCATAATATCTTAGAACTTATTAGGACAAAAATTAGTGGTAGAAAAAAGACTCCTGTTCTACTGCATTTCAGTACTGACGAAGTATATGGTGACATAGATCAAGGCTTTCACAAAGAAACAGACCTGTTAAAGCCAAGCAACCCTTACAGCGCAACAAAAGCTGCTGCTGATATGTTAGTTATTGCTTGGGCCCGAACATATAACTTACCTTATGTAATTGTTAGACCTACAAACAACTATGGCATTGGTCAGTATACTGAAAAGTTTATACCACACGCTATTAAGTATCTAACGCTGGGCAAAAAAGTTTTGTTACACAACAAAGGAACACCACGTAGAACGTGGTTACATGCAAGTGATACTGCCGAAGCTGTAATAACAATTATGGAAAAAGGTATTGTTAATGAGATTTATAATATCTCAGGCACGTTCGAAGAACAAAATATTGTAGTTGCGAGAAAGATTATCAATCTTTTAGGACTAACAGAAAACGAAGAAAACTATTTAGATACAAATTATGAGCGACCTGGTCAAGATGTTAGATATGCTATTGACGATAGTAAGCTTAAATCTTTAGGTTGGAACCCAAAAGCCAATTTTGACGATGAGCTTGTAAAAATTGTAAAATATTATAAAGAAAACTTTATTTGGTGAAACTATGAAAAATTATCTTATTGGCGCTGTGCGCCCAATTATAAAACACTGGGGATATTGGAAAGGCACTGGAGACAATCCAAAGGCTGAGCGAGATCTAGTAGACTATGAGAACATGTATTCTATCAGCAGAAGCAGTGCAAAAACTTATCTACAAGGTGAGTGGGAAGAAATTAAATTTACTGCACCGGTGCTAGATTCTAGGGCATATCAAATCGCACATTGGTATATGATCAAAGAGCTTTGGCACAAAGAACCTTGTAACATTTTATGTATGGGTGCAGATACTATGTTTTTGAAACCTACCGAAGTGTTTGGTAGATACAATGACATGATGATGTTTAACTATACTGATCCTAAAACCCACGAAGAAATACCACACTATTTTAACGATGATGTTAGATACTATCCAGCAGAGATGGATCCACAAGTTTGGGACTTAGGTGAAAGGCTTATGGACAAATGGTTTACACACAAGGAAAATGATTGGAGTTGGGGACAGTTAATTCACAATTATCAGTTGTGGAGTCAAGGTCTAGATGTATCTGAGGTACATGATCCAAAGATGGCCTTTCAGATCTTTAACTTAAATATACCTTTTGCAGAAGATTGGAATGGTTGTAAATTTACAGATGCTAATATAATTCATTTACACAGCAGTAGAGATACAGCATCGAGAGTCGATGCAATGAAACAAATCGCAGGCACAGTTAATATACCTGTTGACATACAAGAAGAAACAATAATATTGTAATTATAAAAGTATTTGGTAGGCGCCTACCAATTACTCTTAAATTAGGACAGTCAGTTGCAGCACTGGGCTACTATATAGCGTATTCTAAGAGGGACGCAAAAAACATTACTTGTTAGACTGAACATATTCTGTCCACGCTATTATTTACGCAAACATTAAAAAATCATTAGAAAACGGTGTGTTTTTAGGTGCTGGCGATAAAGCGTGTTAAAAACAAGATAAAGCGCAATATATAGTATCAATAAGAGCGGTATAATAAGCTAAAAAACATTAAATAGAATATACGAAAAGGTAAAATACATGTTAATTCAAAAGCCGCTTGCCGCGGGGGATATTGTTAGTATTAAACTTCTTACTGGAGAAGAAGTATTAGGAAGGTTTGTTAATGAAACAGACTCGGAGATTCATATTAAAAAACCCAGTACTTTAGCTATGGGACAGCAGGGAATGGGAATTGTACCCTGGATGATGACTGCTCAACCAGAGACAACTAAGCTAAATAAACACACTGTTATTGCACATGCGCCCACAGACGCCGAAATTGCAAAAGCATACATAGAAGCTACTTCATCTATCAAGTTAGCTTAACGTGCCCAACAACACATAGACTTGACAAATCCGTTTTAGTATTGTATACTATAAAGACAATGTAAAGTTGTCAATAGGTTCCATTACCACCAACCGAGGGCATATGCCCACAAGGAGGAAGTACATGTTAGAAAATTCATTGAGGGGAGTTAATCTTCTTGCTGGTATTGCAATTGTAGGTCTATTGACCTCAACAGTAACAGCATATAAGTTTAGCCACACCGATACTAAAACAGGAATGACCACAGCGTCAGCTGAGCAAATTCAAAAAGATTTGGATTGTCTTGCAATAAACATTTATAGGGAAGCAGGCAACGAACCATTTGAAGGTAAAGTTGCTGTAGCCCAAGTTACACTTAATCGTACACAGAGCCCGGATTTTCCTAACAACGTTTGCGGCGTAGTGTATCAGAAAAATAAATTTACTAGAAAAGTAGTATGCCAGTTTAGCTGGTACTGCGATTCTAAGCATAGAAATCGTCCTATCGATCAAGAAAGTTATGACGAAAGTTATCGAGTAGCAAAGATGGTTCTAGTAGAAGACTTTAAACTAGAGTCGCTCGATAAGGCACTATTTTATCATGCTGATTATGTAAGCCCGAATTGGGGTCTTAAAAAGATTACTAAAATCGGTCAGCATATTTTTTACAAAGGTAAAGAAACATCATGAATACAGAAATTCTCAAGCTCAAACTAACACACTTTTTTGATAAAGGTGTGCAAGAGTTTAAGAACAGCATTAGAAAAGTTTCAATCGATACTATCGGTTGGACTGCTCTAATTGCGCTCCATGCTGTCACAGTTCCTTCCTTACTTGGACTGATGACGGGAATTACAGACAACACACCGCCCATTGATATGGTTATTCTTCTTTGGGCTGCGTTAGGACTTTTCTATATCAAGGCAACCTTGGAAAGAAATTTCGTAGCGTTGAATATCATTGGTTTTGGTTTTATTGCACAATCAATATTGATGGCATTGATATTCTTTAAGTAGGGCAAAAACAAACATTATAAGGAGGAGGAGTAATGACCCTTAAACAAGGCATTAATCTAACCATTAGAAATGTTGTCGTAGCTTTAACAATCGGAGTTTTATTTGCGTCAACTAATGCGTTAGCAGAGCAAGGTCCTAAAGACGTTGCAAAACAACACATAGAGAAGATTGAAAAACACTTACTACCACTATACGTACCGGCACCCGACAGGTCATCCATGCTTATAGTTAAAAAGAGAGAACCTGTAGTAAACAATAGTCAAGTTCTTTGCTTGGCTAAAAACATTTACTATGAAGCAGGTGGCGAAAGTGCGAAAGGCAAAGCAGCAGTAGCACACGTCACTCTCAACAGATCAAACAGTTCACTGTTTCCGAATTCAATATGTAATGTAGTGAAACAACGAAGCAGATCTGTTTGCCAGTTTAGTTGGGTATGTATGAGAAAATCCCCACCTAAACAACACACTGAAACTTGGCGGGAAAGTCTTAGAATAGCTAAACAAACCTTAGCAGGTCATATAAGTGACCCTACACACGGTGCGCTATTCTTTCATGCCGTATACGTGAAACCTTCATGGTCTCGCAAATTTAGAAAAACTACACGTATAGGAAATCATATTTTCTATAGGGCTTAATGTAGTCTAGCAGTCTCCTGTGTTGATATAAATACTACTATAATCAACACAGGAGATTTTTTATGATTAAACACATTATGCTAGTAGCAGCACTACTAGTTTCAGCAACACCAGCACTAGCACAAAAAACACCAGTTGGTGTAACTTATGATGCTCAAATTGTGCGAGTAACAGATGGTGACACTGTGGTGATTGCAGCACCGTACCTTCCGGCTCCTCTTAAGCCAGAACTTGCTGTAAGAGTGTTTGGAGTTGACACTCCTGAAAAAGGTTTTCGCGGTCTGTGCGAAAGCGAAAAACAGCGCGGCGAACAAGCTTCTATCTTTACAAAAGATTTAATCAAGGCTGCTAAGAAGCACCAAGTTGTGTTATATTCGTGGGATAAGTTTGGCGGCCGTATACTCGGAGACATGATTCTAGATGGTAAGAGCCTACGTGCCGAACTTATTAAGAACGGCTTCGCTCGCGAATACTACGGGGATGCAAAGCAAAGTTGGTGTAAATAAAATCATACTCCGTAATTTTAGTTGACAAGCCAATAAAACTATAGTATAGTAAACGTATTATCTAAATAGTAATAGAGGACTTAGGACGCTCATCCCTCTTTAAAGATTCTGCGTGTCATTGCTACTCGAGGAGAAATAACAATGGCAAAATATCTATCAACAAAAACATACGGAAACGACCGCGGCCTTAGCTGCACATTTAGACAGTGGCGCAGCTCGCATAGCCATTGCAGTCTACTGCACGGATATTCGATTGGTATCAAGCTAGTGTTTGAAAGTGAAACACTAGACGATCGTAACTGGGTTATGGACTTTGGTGGTCTTAAGGCATTCAAGGAGTGGAGCGAATACATGTTCGACCACACTATGATTATTGCTCACGATGATCCTCACCTACCATTCTTCAAACAGATGAATGACCTTGTTACAATCAACGGGTATAATGATCCAGCCAGCGAGAAACCAAACGAACGTGGTGCTGTATGTGACATTCGAATCGTTGAAGGCGTAGGCTGCGAAAAGTTTGCAGAGCTTGCATACAATACCATGCAGGAAATCCTGGAGACCTTTCAACGTGGTGAAAGCTATACACTACCCAATGGCAAGTCATTTACCTGTCGCTACCCAGTAGGACAAGGCGTTAAGTTGCGTAGTGCAGAAGTATTTGAGCACAGTGCAAACAGCGCAGTTTACGAAGGCTAAATGCCTACTATAAATGTGACATGGCCTAAGGATGCTGATGGTAAAACTTTTAGTATGCACGATTGGGTCAAAACATTATCAGCAGAAGAACAAGAAGAATGGTCCTATGCTGATAACGAACATCATCAGATGGTCGCCGATGCTGCTGCCAACAATGATGCAGAATTAGAGCCTCACACAATTCATTGGAAGTCAGCCGATGTCTGGCTTTCGTACCAAACAAAGTACCTAACACCAAAAGTAAGGACTATCGAAGAAAAGTATTGGACAAGATTTTTAGAAGAACACAATTTAACAATGTCTGATATTTTCGGTATATAAAACCCTTTATAATTCAAAAAGATAAATAAAGTTAACAAAAAGGTTGACAACAACCTAGAAACATGTATAATAAGGTTATGATGAAACAACATATATCAATAGCAAAACCGGAAGGACGCATGCCAAGTAATTGGCACGTGAACCAATACGGCTGTGCTTTTACACTTGATATTGGGGGTTTAACGTAATCTAGTTATACGCATAACTTTACGTTTATAAGACCCCCGGAAGCAGAAGCAACCGGGGGTTTTTTATTTTAGTGTTAGATCAAAAAAGATGTTGACACAACAGTAAAGTTATCGTATAGTAAGTAAAGTGCTAATAGGGAACGCGGTCCTGCAAGGCACTATAAATAAATTGCTATTAACGTGGGCGGCCTAGGGGATGAGAAGCTGGTGGCGACACTACCAGTGGTAAAAACCTAGAGTATTAAAGCACATTTGCATAGTGTGTTTTAGTACCCACATTCGAAAGAGTGTGGTAAAATTTCATGCCCTTATAGCTCAGTTGGTAGAGCAGTTGATTTGTAATCATCAGGTCCGGCGTTCGAGTCGTCGTGAGGGCACCATTTAATGTCGCGGTGGCAGAGTGACCCAATGCAACGAA